CATATTGGTAATCGCTTGTACTTGAACCAATAACATCAATATTTCTTAATCTTGTGTAAAGACTTGATGCTTGTCTTTGACCACCACCAGCAGTGTCAGTCAATACATTATTGTGTATGATTAAATCATTACCTGACTCCATACCTGTAATGTCGCCTGTTCTTCTACTAACAAGTGTGTCTACAAAAGCGCCATCATTGTCGCTTCTTTCTCTTACAAATTGTGTAGGAATAGATGTAGAAGCAACTGCTAATTTTACAGTTCCAAAAGGATCAAAACTAAATTGATTCCAATTACTTGGATTGATTGGTGTTGAGTTGTTTATTTCTACTCTTTCAGCATTTACATCACCATCTACATCACCAGTAACATCGCCTGTTACATTACCTGTTACATTACCAGTAAGATTACCAGTTACATTACCTGTAAGATTACCTGTAACTGTAAGAGCAGTTGCACTACCAGTAGTAGAAAATGTGTCTATTGTTGTTGGTGTAATTCTAACTGCTTGAGTAATTGCACCTGCGAAAACTGTTGGTGTATTAAATTGTGTGTAATTACCTGAACCAGTTCCTGATGTAATTGTAACGTTTGCATCAGAATCTAATGTTAATGAACCAGTTCCTGCATCAATAGCCCCACCTAAAAATGTACCACTACATTCAATATTGTCATTTACATCAAGTACAGCATTTACTTCTACTTCTGCACTAAATGTACTTTGAGCACCACTTACTGTGATGCCTGCTTCAAATGTATTGTCTAATGTTGAGATGTCTGCCCATACAAGTGAATCACTTGCTTGGTCATAACTTAAAACTTGATTGTCTGTTGCTCCTGTTGTTGTAAAGCCTGCGAACTTAGGATCAACATTTGTATTTGGTGTAATCATTCTAAGCATTGTTGTCATCCTTGTAATCCGTAATTATGCTTGAACCATAAACATCTGGATCATATTCTTTTAATGTTAATTTAACTTCACTTGTTGGTTCAATAGTTGTAGAGACAACTCTAAACTGTTTGTTAGTAATACCAAATGTTGAGTTAGTAACTTGTACAACATCACCAACTTGTAAGTCTATTGCTTCTACTGTAGCAGTCAATTCTACCATATGTGATTGTCTGCTTTCGTTTATTTCTTCTGTTAATAATTGTTGAGCCACACTTGCTGTCTTTGTGTAAGGTAGTGGGATCTCTGCTTCTAATACGTGTCCATTGTCATTTGATTGTAGAGTAGAACTTTCAACGATTTTAATGTCATCACGGTACTCTGTACTTTCATTCATAAATCTTGCTTTTAGTTTATTGAACATTGTTTTCTTGTCTGCTAAAACATAAGTTACATCACCGATTGTATTTGATTCATCTAAAGTCATTTGAACAGTAGATTCTATTTTTTCTGGTATTAGTCTGTATTTGTTTCCAAACGCTAAGTATGAACGACACGATGTAAATAAATCTACCATATTAGTGTACATTCTTGCTTTAGTGTCTAAGTTCCCACGACAATGAAATCCTTTTGATGTGTAATAAGTTTCTGCGTTTTGAAATGATGTTAAGTCAATGTCTGCAACTGCAATCCCTTTACCATAACGTGTGTTAGTCAAATAATCAAGAATACATCTTGCAGGGTTGTCTGAGAAAGCAAGTGTTGTACCATCACTTGTTGAAGGCACTTTCTTACCTTCTACTTCAAATGTAATTGTTGGTAATCCATTTTTGAAAACTTCTTCATCATAAGTCATTTTGAAATAAACATATGCAACACCTTTATGATGAGGAGAACCAGTCCAACTACCAACTGAATTAAGTTGAGAGTTTGCTGTTTGTGTGTCTGTGCCTGGGTAGAAGTGTGCTTCTACTTTACCTGAATATTTTGAAACATCAAAAGTCCAACTACTGTTTTGTCCTGTGTTTGATGTACTCATAACTTGTACGCCATCAAATAAAATCTTTTTAACAGCGTTAATCTCACCTTCACATAAAGCAAATACAATATGTAAATCATTATTGTCCGTACCGTGTGATTCAATAAATGTTCTCATACCACCTGTTCTTGTTGTACCATAGATTACAGGTAAGTTAGAACTTGAACCACTTTTGTTTATTAGAATACCTTGAGAACCACTTGCGGCAAAATCAGTACTTGGGCCACCTGCTCCACCAAAATCATCCATTGAAGGTATGTCTGGTGTAAATGTTTTCTTAACTGCTTTTGCAACAACAACAGCACCTGCGGCTAAAACAACACCACCTACAACTGTAGCAACTGCACCAGTTAGACCTATTGCTGTACCAATAGCAGTAGCGGCACCAAGAATAACGGCAACTTTACCCATTTTCAATCTCCTTGAATAAAGACAAATCTTGTGTAAAGAACCCTCGTCTTACGAGACTGTCTGCTAATTTTTCTTTCTTCTCTTGTACTGGTAAATTTAAATTGTAAAAATGTATGCCTTCTTCTTTACATAGTTTGTCTATTTCAGAAAGTAATACAACTAAGTTTGCACCTGTTCTGTATTCTTCTGCAATACACCAAACAACTTCTGTTGATGTTATGTAATCGTGATTAAACAAGTAAGGTTGTTTCATACCTACATAACACGCTTTCATCTCACCTTCTTCGTTTTCTCCTACACAAAGAATGATTGTTCCCATTTGAAATAACCCATACCAGTACTCAGGTGTTGTTGCAAATTTCATCTTTGTGTTTTTGTACCAAGCAGAATCATACCACCAAGTGTCGCAAAGTTCAATAACTTTCTTAGTGTCTCTAATACTACCTTTTCTAAATTTTAACTTGGTTGTCCCCACGTCACTTCCTTGTCAAAGTCAATAGCAAACTCAAAACAAGAATCACCTGAAAATAATGATTGTTGTTCTGCATCGTTTGTTTTACGACCATTTGTTTCTTCAAAGTCTGTCCAGTGAGAAGCGGCTGAAACAGCCATTGTTGCTGTTCTTTTATTAAATTCGTGTTTAATTACAGGCTTGTCTATTCTACCATCAAAGATTAATCTTGAATTACCAAGTACGGCACCATCAGCATCTAAAAATACTTTACGTATTCTTAATGGTCTGTCTATGTAATCAAAGTCTAAAAATAGATTTACGAATTGGTCAGGAACACCTGTAAGTGAAATCTCTACTGAAAAGATTGAATTGTTTGAATCTTCTGTAACACCAGAAATACCTAATAAGCCTTGTGCAGACAAATATGTTTTTGAATCGTGTGTTATGTCTCTTGCAAAATCAGTTAAGTATGTTGGATTGCTTGAGTCTACAATCACTTCTACAAGAGTAGCGATTGAGTTAAAACTTTTAGCACTCTCTGTTTTTGCTGTTGAATCAAATCCTCTTGCCATCTTAGTTCGTCCATTGTTCTACAAAATTTATTTTAAATCCATAAAGTAAAGCCGAGTTCACATCAAATTGAATCTTGTCTGAAGCAAATATGGCGTGCATCGGTATGTCTTGATTAAAAGTATTTAGTGTCTCTGAAGAAGTGATGGCCGTAATCAATCCTGGTTCAAATCTAATCTTACAATTACCTGAACCATCTGAACCACCATCTGCCGCAACTACATAAATTTTGTCGTGATTTGAGAACTGAATAAAATTACCACCTTTAATAGCAGTACTTAAGTTATTACCAAACCCATCTACTGTTACTTCTCTTACACCTACAGCATAACTTCCTGTTGATGTATGAGTACTTGAATCAGCAATATGTGTTGTGTCGTTGATTAGTTCTTTTGGTACATTTAATTTAAATGCTTTACCTTGTCCTTGCATAGCGTTAAAGAAAGCAATAAAAGGTTGCATTTCATCTGCCGACATAGGTGGGTAAGTGTATTCTAATTGAATACGATGAGCACCTAAACTTCTACGTTGTGATGTAAGTGAGTTTGTTGTTGAGACCAATGTTGGTTGGTCAATAGTAACTTGAATTCTGCTTGGCTTAGTTGTTGTTGGAAATACACGACCAGTTGCGTCAGCGGCATCCAAATAAGAATAATCTGTTATTGCCATAATTTCTCCTAACCCAGAGGCCCTCTAACACCTCTTTGATTGTATGCTGTTTGAATCATACCTGTAATTGTTGATTTGTTTTCCATCAAGAACTGTACGCCTGTTTGTGTGTCTACAGCAGTTAAATTAAAATTCACTGTTAGCGGTGAATCATCATCTCTACCTGAGTTCATCATATTTCTTGATTCTGTATTTGAGAACACTCTTGTACCACCTGCAGAACCTGTAATAATTTCAGGGCCTCTTTCACCTACAATCGCCGCTTGTCCTGATGGGATCATACCACCATTAGCAAAGAACGGAATACCCATACCACCTGTTAAAGCACCGATGATTGGTTTGACGATGAACGCTTGTATGATTGCTTTAGCAACCATTTCAAATACCATTCTTGCGATTTGTTGAAGACCTTGGAAAGCACTTGTAACACCTGTGAACATATTAAAGAATACATCTGTAACTTGTCCAGCCATATTTTGAAAGCCTTGTTTAATTGTTTGTGCTGTTCTCAATGCTCTTAGTTCAAGTGTTTCGTGGTCTGAACCTAACTGTGTTAATGCTTCCGAATATTGTGCAAGAGTGAATGTACCATTTGCATATGCTTGATGTGTTCTTTCTATTAAATCTGCATTGATTAAATCTGCTTCTGATTTCTTTGTTATTTTTGCAACAAGTTCATCATATGCTTTGATTTGTTTGTCAAGTAAAGTAACTTCTTTTTTCTTGTTTTTGTTGCCTTCATTTGTAGTATTATTTTGTTTCTTTTGTTCAGCATTATGTTTCGCAATAGCCTCAGCAATCGCATCTGCTTCTGCTTCACCTTCTGCTATTAGTCTATTGTACTCTTCCATAAATGTAGCAAAGCCTTGTCCTGGCTTGAAAGCACTAAGTTCAATACCTAATATGCTTAACTCTCGCATTACATCTTCACTTACACCTAAAATAAATTTCTTTGCGGCATCAATATTGTCAAAAGCAAAAATTCTTTTTATGTCTTCTTTTGACAAGAATATGTCTGTGTCTAATTTAAATGATTCACCAATATTAAATCCTTCAAAAGCATTTTTAGTTGCCATGTTCAAAGCATCTTTGAATGTTACATCTGTGAAAGGTGCTTCAATAGCCAACTTCATCGCTTTACCAATATTGGTAAATTGATTAATCATTCTGTTACCAAAGTCTTGTCCTAATGTACCAATGCCTAAGAATACATCTTTGAATACACCTGGTAGTTTAGTGAAGATTTTAAAGCCTTGCTCATACAATGCTCTGAATGTATTCACAATAAAGTTAACAATTACTTTTGCAATTCTACCCATTTCTGTAAAAGCACTTGAAAACTTTTCCATTACATCATCAAGACCTAACATATTTTTTAAGTTTGAAAATGTTTTCTTAATGTTCATAATCAAATCAACAGCAACACTTGCCACAGCACCAAAGATTTTACTTACGGCATTTGCAAATACTTGAAATCTAATAATTACTGTTTTGATTGCGGCACCTAAGCCTGCACCAATAACTCTACCTACTTCAACTGCTGAAGGCCCAAGTAAGTTGAATGAATCTAATATGTCTTTGAGTACAGAGTTTAGACCACCTGCACCTATTGCCGCCATAAACTGTGAAATGTTGTCTTGTAAGTTTGAGAACTTACCACCTAATGTAGCACTTTGGTCTGCAAGACCTGATGCGAACTGACCACCTTCTTCACCAAGTTTTTTAAGTTCGGCAACTAATGCACCTGCTGAATCAACAACAGCCATTTCTGTTTCACCCATAGACATAACGAACTTGTCGTTTTCTCTTTTAACTTTAATACCAAATTCTTTTAATCTTTCAAATTCCCCGGTTAGTGCATCTGCCACCGCCTCGGAAAGTTGACTCATTGATTTACCATTTGCCGCCGCAATGTTACCAAATGCGTTTAGTGATTTGATTGATGTGTCAATACCGAAACGTTGTAAGATGATGAAACTCTCTGTAACTTCATCTAACTGAAACGGTGTCTTTGCTGTGAATTCTTGTATTCGTGCAAATGCTACACGGGCACCATCTACAGAACCTGTAACTGTTTTTAATGATGCTCTTAATGATTCAAACTTAGCGATTGTTTGAACTGTACTTGAAACAAGTTTTCCTAAACCAATAGCGGCGGCGGCAACTGCGACTGTCTTAAGTGCCGCACCCATTCCGCCCATTGCTTTTGAGGCACGTCTGCCGTTCTTGTCTAACTTGTCAACATTTTTATTAATACGATTTAGGACCGCGGAAGCGTTGTCTGTTGCCTTGATGATTAGGTTTATGTCGCTCATTCTCTCTCCTAATTACTTCAAAATAAGCCGTCCAGTATGTTACCTCAGTAGCCGGTAAGCGTAATACTTCAATGACGCTCATTTTTAACTCGTGTGCTACTTGAAAAATAGCAAAGAGTTCCGGGTCCTCTACGAGTTTTTTACTGGATCTCCAACGACTGCCGAATCTTCGGTGTCGCTTTCGCCCATTGCACTAACAATTTTTAAGATGATGTTTGGATCAACTTCACGCATAAGTTCTTGTTTGTCAAGTTGCTTAAACATTTTGTTTCCATCGGCATCTAATGCTCTAATAATTAACATCTCGACTAATGCTTCTGCACTTTGTCCAGAGTTTTGTAGTTGAATTACTTTTGATTGTTGTGCAAAATTTAACCCGCCTATTTTCCAATAAACTTTTGTGCCCCACTCAGGTACTTCAATATTTGTTGTACCCTTGTTAGCAATTTCTTTAAAGTGTTCTTTTGCTTTTGTTAATACTTTACTCATATTATTTTCGTCCTCGTTTTCTGTTGTATTTGCCGCTTCTAAAGTTCGACTCTATTTTATTTATTGATGGAGTAATCATACCTTTTGGCGCTTGTTGAGAATGTCCTTTCTCTAAAAACGAAATGTAAGGTACTTTGTTTGAAATACGAGCACCCATCGAACCCGTAAGTGTGCGAGACCACCCACGGCGAGCCCTGCCTGTGTCAACTGGTGTAGTCTTCCTAAGTTCATTTGTGAGGTCTTTTGACATCTCGTCAATCATACCTCTCAAGGTTCTCTTAAGATTAGTAGCACCTTCCACACGTACAGAATAACTCGCCATGGATTAAAGTCCTATTATGTTAAAGCCGCTGTGCCTTGAATAGAAACTGACATCTCTGCCATTCCGTCTAACGCAACTGAACGAGAAATACTTGTGATTATTCCTGTTGCAGTGTAGTTTTCAAATGATGCTGTTGAATCATCTACGTAGAACTTCCAGTGGTACTCTGTACCAACTGAGATTGAACCTACGGCAGTACCATCTTCTGTTACTGCTTCTGATCCATCTGAATCATCAAAAGGAATGAACAAATCTGCTGTTCCAGTCCAAGTTTTTAGGCTTGATTTGTATGAACGTTGCTGTGCTGACGCCATTGTTGTAGATTCTACAACATCTGAAGTTTCTTCAACTGACCAGTTACGGACAAATGCCATATTCTTGTAAGTTGATCCACCATCATCAGAAATCTGCACAGATCCGCCATGACCTGCTTTATTTACTATTGCCATCTTCTGCTCCTTCTAAGTTTAGATTAGTTAAGTCTTCTGTTTGTTCAACAGTTTCCTCAGTTTTAGTTTCTGTCTTCTTCTGTTTTTTAACAGAAGTCTTTTCCTCTAATAGTTCCCAACCTTTCTCAGACTTGTACCATTCGACCATATTTTCAGGAATTCTACGTCTGATG